TACCCTTTCACTTTTTTTTATTTTTCAGCGCAATAAAAAAATAAATTGTCATTTAGGTGTCGAAAGAGTAAAAATGAATTATGCCTAGGAAAAGAAGAAAAATTTCGTTAACTGATAGATCGACCGATATACCTTATCCAAGAGTTAGAGTGGAGTGGATCGATTGCATCAGTGACTCTGGCTGGGCTACAGATAAAGAGTTTGATAAGATGAAGTTAGCTACACCTGTTAATGAAGGTTGGTTATATTCTAAAGATGATAAGTCAATAAAATTATTTGCTTCTTATGATAAAGATGAAGACGGTATTACTTTTGGGGATCGGACGATGATTCCTCGGGCTTGGGTAAAGAAGATTCAGAAGTTGTAGATGGAGTTACATTTATTAACTGTCCGTAATCGTCTAAAATCTGTTTCATTTTTGCTTCTAACTCTTGTTCTGATAGGTCCTCTAGCTTTCCTGTCTTTATTATTTTTCTATCTATGTATAGTCCTGCTGCTTTTCCTCTGTTTGCTTCCGCATTCACTGCTGAAGAGAATGATCCTTTTTTTAAGGCAGCTTCACGAAGACGAGCCAGCTCTGCAACATGACCTTCGTAAGTGACCTCATGTTTTCTAAGTCTCTCTTCTTTTAATTCACCAATATATTTTACAACAAGCGGAGAATATTTTGGATTAGTTAGTTCTGATCCTTCTCGCATTGCTCTGTCTTTGCTATAACCAGCAGCGATAGCAGCTTCACGTTTAGTCATTGGTCCATCTGGTCCGCCGAATACTACGAACTCAGCGAAGCGTTGTTGCATTTCTGTTAATCTTTTTGGTACTCCCATATTGACAATTTAAGGGAACTATCCTATATTGTCAAGTGATGAAAGATGATCGAGGGCCAGCAGATTTGGAGAAAAGAATAGAGGATTTAAAACTTACTATTCAAATGTATCAAGATATATTACAGGATGCTCAAAGACAAATCTATCATTGGAAGAAATTTTCTTACGAAGATGAGAAAAATAAAAATTTATTGCAAGGTTATAAAAAAGTGATACAGGATTTATCTAACAAGTTGAGACTAAAAAAATAATGAGAGTACAAGACTTGCAACTATTCTTGAGTAACTTTACAAAAGGTTCTGACGCTATAAAAAATGCAGTTGTTTATATCGAGAAAGACGGAAAGCTACATGAGATCAGACGTATGGAAGTACATGAAAATGCGCATCCAATTATAGGTCACAAGAGTCATAGTACACATAGGTTGGTTTTAAAAACTCAAAAACCATCTAGTCTTATATTGCCAGAAAAGCTTCAAAAGGACTACTAAGTTCCCTTGAAACCAGAACAAAAATTATATGCAAAAATTAAAAAAAATATTAATACTATTTCTTGGATTAGACTGGAAAATAATAGCCTACTTGGTACCCCTGACCTGTTGGGGTGTAATACTTCTGGGCACTTTTTCACAGTAGAATTAAAGGTATGCAAAGGGAATAAAATACGATTCTCACCACACCAAATATCCTTTCATGTTAAGCATCCACACAATACTTTTATCTGCATTGAGCACCTTGGTTCAGGGTGCTTGAAACTTTTCCGTGGTTCTAGGATCTTAGAGCTTGACGCTTGTGGCTTTAAGCTTGACGCTTGCTGCTTGGGGCTTGATGCTTGCGGCTTATTTTTTGAGAAGCTTGGGGCTTGAAGCTTGGTGCTTGCTGCTTGAGGCCCGGACCAGGACGCACGCTCGCGCTCACCGTCGTGAGCTCTTAAGCTAATGGCCTGATCCGATTTATTACGCTTGCGTAATTCTTTATAATATTTTGGGTGTCTAAACATTTTAGTGTTTACCATATTCAATATTTTTTACCAGCGGATCCCAACACGCGCGACAGCTGCCGCAGGCGTTGTCTTGATCAGGAGCTGGACATGTTCTTGATTTTGTGGAGACTGTTGACGTATTGGCCCAGCTCTTAACTGGCCCCTGGTCTACCATCGGTGAAGACAATCTAATTACTAGGTTCGCTGGCTTGTCTTGCAGGTGCTGCTTGATCCAAGCCTCCCGAGTCGGCATCCAGTGACGCTTAGAAGGTGTTAACCTGCACACCTCATAAATTTTATTTAAATGATCTAGATCTTGGACATCTCCTGAGTCATGCCATCTAAACACGTCAGGTTTTTTTGAATTAATTAATGTTGCCATTGCTGTGACCCAGTCTGGGTGCTTGATGGCTGCCAGCCTTTTGTATTGAGCATCTTGCACTACCTTAAAAACATAACAACCTTTGAGAGCGTAACAGCCTTCACAGACTGAGCCTTTAACGTTGACCAGCTTGCCGCCAGTCTTGCACTCTTTCGCAGGTATGCCTATTGACCAGCCGGGCATTTTCGACGGTTTACTCAGGCCTCCAACCAGGGCCCACGCTTCCTTAGTATTCATAATTCTTTCTCCTTTATTATCCTATAACATGTTTCAGGCCAGCTGTCAAGCTTGCAGCTTGGAGCTTGAGGCTTGGGGCTTGCCGCTTGTTGCTTGTAGCCGTTGGCCTGAAGCCAGCGCCAGTGATTTATTAAAATCACTGGGTTGTCAATCCTTCTACTCACTTCTTGCTCCGGGCCTCTTTGTTGAAGTCATACCAGCCGCTGCTATCAAGAAACTCAACAGCCCTGTCCAGGGCGTTTCTGAAATGCTTTGTACGATACTCAGCTGGACAGTCTTCATCAGCGTGACAGGCTAGCCAGGCCAGCATGTCACAAATTTTATTTTCTTTTTCCGTAAATTTTTTAGTCATAATTTATCCTTTCTAAATTTATCCTATACTATCCTTCACCAGCTGTCAAGCTTGAGGCTTGTAGCTTATTATTTATTTTAAATTTTTTTTAAAACCCAGGCCCGAAGGCCTGGGTCTAATTTTTATCTTCTTACTGAAGCACGCTTCAGTATTTTGTCCACAGCATTAAGATCATCGAAGCTGATATATGGAAAACCAAAACCATCTCTTCTCTGTCTCATTGCTACTAGTCCCAGCGCGGAAAGTCCTTTTTTCATTTCTTGAACTTTCTTCTTACGGTTGAGTCCAGCAGCTTTTCTTGCTAAGACTTTTATGTATTTTTTAACTTTTGACATAACTACACTATATAGGATAATCCTACATTAATCAAGTACAATAGTGTCGCACCCTAATACAACTTACAGTTGCATTGCTAATTAGAATCATTCTAAAGTGCAGCCCGGGTCCCCTTCATGACTGCGCGCGTTTACCTCCAGCCAGGGGACCATACACGACCAGTGAGATTGAAGCCGGCGTGCTTTATTTTAATAGCCATGGCAACAGGCTTATCACTGTATCCAGTGCTCACTGATCCCAGGTCCTATCTCTCGGATATTTCACCTAATTAACCTTTCTAGAAAGGCGTATAGGACCAGGGATCAGTAACTACCCTTTCGTTTGTTACATAGACGCTTATTAATGCGCCAGCATTTACTGATCTCAGACCAGCTGTCTCGTGGCAAGCATCTCCCTTTACAGGTCAAACGATGGCTGGCTCAGCCAACGCCATTCGACACAACAACTGATCCCAGATCCATAGGTAAGTTGCAACTTTGTCAACCGTCAGGGCTATTGCCCCCGTGAGCATAACCCTATGGATCAGGGATCAGGCGTGGCAAGATAAGGTTGACGACCTTGTAACCACGCTTTAATCCTACTTGCTTTTGTTGGTGCAAGTCCCAAGAAGATTTATAGTTTTGAGTAGCGATAAATCTACAAATGAGGCTAACATATCCTATATAATCCCTTGACAATAAAAGTCAATAGTGTAAATTAATTTTTATGAAAGGAAATATAAATATGGAAAAACAAAAAAGACAAACACTTAACGCTGATAAGCGTAAAGTTATAGCTGATATTTTTCAGCAACATTTTGAAGATAATTCAAAATATAAAAAACAACATAGTGAGGCAATATCAACTTACAATGATATGCGAGAACAAGCAAAAGTTAAAATGAATACTCTCGTAAGATTTCATCAACCACAGGAAGATGTGGACACAATTCGTTCTATGATTAATAAATATGGCGAAAGTGGTGGAAGATTGTATGATGATAATTGTTTCCATGTTCAAAACGAAAAGCCAAGAATAGAAGAAGATTATGATGGTAATCCAAAAGAATACTTTGATGATGTTCATGTTAAGTTTGACGCTGATAGAGATTTTTTAACTTCTTATTATCGTGATGAGTTAAGAGCAAAAGGTCTTGACGCAGATTTTACTGCTAGACTTGGCGAAGATTATGGAAAACGAAATCCAACTTATTATAATACTGAAAGTAGCATTAATAAATATTTTGGTTTTGGTTCTCGTAATGACGCAACAGGACAATCTTATTACAAAGATACTTGGGAAAATGATTTCAAACTTTGGGTTATTGGAACAAGTTATTGTCATTCTCGTATGTTTAAAGCAGATGAGGAAACTTATAAATGGTTTGTTTCTTTTCAAAGTGCAAAAAACAATGTTGAAAAAACCCATGAGCAACTGTTTGACCATGTAAATAAAAAAATGGAAAAACTAAAACTTGGTTTAAAATCTTATAGATATTTTGACCAAGCAAAAGAGTTAGCTGACAAACTCGGTGTTGTACTAAATGAAAGTGTCTTAAATGAAAGTAGTTCTTTGGCATTATCAATTTATAGTCCAACTAATCTAGCTGATCTTTTAACTGATGAGGTTGAACAAACTAGAGAGGAAAAAATAGCGATAGCAAAACAACTGCTACAAGCACAGCAAAATAGTTTAAATTAACTATTGACGCCCTATCCTATTTAATATAGGATAGGGTTAATTAAACAGAAAGGTATAAATGACTAAAACATTCTACATTACTTATTGGGCTAACAAGCACAAAAAACACATAACAAGAAAAGGTAAGCATGACGAAAAAAGCAGATATGGTACTTCAAAACAAGGTGTGCCTTATTATGTTTATTATGACTTAGATAGTCATGGTTATAGAACAGCAACTACAACTTGGAAAGTGAGGCATTAATGAGAATTAAAAAATATTATAATTTAACTTTATATTATGCATGGTTAAGGGGGGATATAAAATGAGCGACTTTAATTGGTGTCATGGTCCGAGTTGTCATAAATCTCATACACAGGATAGAATTAGAGGTGTTAAGGGTTCTAAGGTTTTAAGAACGCGTAAGGTTACACTTAATCAATGGAATAAAGATAGTTTCTATTCTAAGTTTTGCAGTAATAGTTGTTACAATGAATTTGCTAATAAATATGTAGATCAAATAGTAGCCATTGCACCAAGGACCGAGTGCCTTGAAACGCCTGTCAATGTAAGTAAAGAAACAGTTGATAATCCATATTGGGGTAGACAAATTAATACTAAAATAGAGGTTGACGAAACCAGACAAATCGACTAGGATAATCCTATAACAAGAAAGGATATATGACAACAGAAACAAAAGGAAACACAAACGAAAGATCTTACGAACGTAAGAATAGATTCAGTGGACAATCTTTTATGCTCACTCAAAAAGAATCTATTATTCATGACAGAATATTCTTTAACGAAATAGGCGCAACGTTAGAGGACAAAGAACTTGGGCAAGGTGGATCTAAACTATGGGATAAGGTACGAGCCGATCTTAATTGGTTTAGAAAAAACAATGCCGAAGCATATATGGTGTTGCTAGATTAACACCCTACCTTTCCCCCTGGCGCATGACATTATATATGCAGAAGAGATTGCGCCAGGGGTCCCGAACCAATCCCAAACATAGAAAGTAAACAAGACCCTATCCACCCTTATATACAAAGGGGTCCCACACGTACAGGTTGTATTGCTTGATTTAGACAGTTATACCTGGTAAAAACATGTTGAACACTTTAAACATAGTGCAAAAAATTTTTTAAAAAATTTTTATGGAATTGAATAATATAGATATAAGTAAACTACCTGCAGACGTACGTAGAAAATTTAAACAGCTGCAAGTAATGCACGCTGAAAAAAAGATACAGAACAAAGCTAAAGATGATTTTCTTTCTTTTGTTAAATGTATGTGGCCCGATTTTATAGAGGGCTCCCATCACAGGCACATTGCAGATAAATTTAATAAACTAGCTACCGGTGAAATAACTCGCTTAATAGTTAACATGCCACCAAGACACACAAAGTCTGAGTTTGCAAGTTATCTTTTGCCAGCATGGATGGTGGGCCGTGATCCAAAACTCAAGATCATTCAAGCAACGCACACAGGAGAGTTAGCTGTAAGGTTTGGTCGTAAAGCAAAAAATCTAATTGACTCTGACGATTACACAAAAATTTTTAAAACAAGATTACAAGAAGATAGTAAAGCCGCTGGTAGGTGGGAAACGGCACAAGGTGGTGAATACTTTGCAGCAGGTGTCGGCGGTGCCATCACCGGACGGGGTGCCGACTTATTAATTATTGATGACCCACATTCAGAGCAAGATGCACTATCACCCACGGCTCTTGAATCAGCTTACGAATGGTATACATCAGGTCCACGTCAGCGTTTACAACCTGGTGGTAAAATT